GTGCGCCCGAGGCATGGCCTGGACTAGAATCAGGCGTTGCTGGTAGGCTATCACCATGGAAAAAGTCGACCGTGACATCATGTTCCGCTGCCCCGACTGTGGCCGGGACGAATCGATGCGCGTTCTGATTTTGACCCGCCTGGAGGATGGCTCACTCGGCTCACTCCAGGCAGCCGACTTCGACAACTACAAGGTAGGCGAGTGCAGAGGCTGTGGTGCCAGCATTCGCATGAAGCACGCCCTCGTGGGAGCGGCGCATTCAAGTGCGGGAGAGAACCAATGAAGATCGTCACGAGCAAGGACGTCAATGGCATGCGGAAGCTGCTCAAGAGGGGCAACGCTGGTGCTGACGAGAAGGACCTGGATCCAGAGGAGCTTCGGTCCATGAGGTCCAAGAACCTGGTGAGGGTTGACGGCCGTACCGGCAAGCTCAAGCCAGTGGGCGGGCTGAAGAACAACCAGAAGCTCGTGGACCGCTTCAACTCCGGCGTCCTGAAGCGCCTGACGCACGGCAAGATGGAGTCCACCAGTGAGAAGCTCACCTTGCTCCTGGAGGTCGTCGAGGAGGCCTGCAAGCGGGGCCGGAAGAAGCCGCGAGGCAGGGGAATCCAGGACGGCAAGGGGCCGCACGGAAGTCAGCGTGGGCGCGGGTACGTGGGAGAGGCTTCGTCGACTGACGACTTCCCGTGGGACGAGATGGTGGCTTGGGGTGAGAGGCACAGAAAGTTTCAGAAGAAGTGGGGCCCATCGAAGCCCGACGATCCTGACCCGATGACGGTTGTCAAAACCGCGGCAGAGAGGGCAGGACTCGACTTCGATGGGCACGACCGACACCAGCGGCTGTGGGTGCGTCGCCGCAAAGGCTATGAGGGCAACAGGAAGGTCGCTGAGACCTTGGTGAAGCGCCTCACTCCGATGCTCCGAAGCATTGGGTACAAGGGTCCGACCGACTACGACCGCAAGTCTGCCCGTGGTGACCTTAGCCTCTACTACTACTCGTGGGTCTTTGAGCCGCCGAAGACGGCCACACGCGCACCGTGGATCACGGTCAGGGCACACGAGAAGGCAGCCTCACTGTCTGCGTCTGACAGACCGCCCATGCCTCAGATGTAGTCACGATGCTCGACGTCATCCACTATCGTTCACGTCGTAAACGAGGGACACCATGAAGAAGTCCAAGGGCCACATTGCTTTCGTTGGGGACTTTGAGTATCTCAAGGTTGGCGAGGACATTGCACGGGCACCACTTAACAATGCCTTCCGCTTGGATGGCCGCCGGCATGCGAGATGGTTCGGCCCCGACCGTGAGAGCACGTACAAGTATCAGATCCAACCACACATCGATCTCGTGAAGAAGGACGGTGGCCTGGTGAAGATCGACTCCAAGTACAAGAAGAAGCTCCATGAGTCGTCGGATGCACTTGAAGTCTTGCTCGAAGATCTGAGGCTCGACGAGGGTTCCAGGATTCCGGAGACTCAGTGGGTCTTTACGATCAGGATCCCCGGAGCGGACATTGATCTCCATATCGCCCCGGAGGGAGCGATCAGCAGGTATCGAACGTATCTGGTTGGCATCTCCCCGCATGGGAAGGAGCCCCACGAGTGGTGGTCTGCGTCATACGAGTGGGAGGCGGACCGGGACTGGAAGCTGATCGATTGGAGCTACCGCAAGTCAGTGGACCGTCAGCATGTGCCCTCTTCAGTGGTGAAGATCGTCAAGAAGTGGATTGCCGATCAGCTTCCTGACAAGGGGTACCGCAAGGACTTCAAGTCGCATCGCAAGGTGTAAGGAGCAGGGCATGACGAACCTCACCATGCTACTCGAGGGTTTGAGGATCGACGAGGGGCGCGGATACGGACGCCGACGCAGGCCCTCTCCGCATGCCCATGCAGCGGTGGTGAGCGTTCGCAAGGTCAAGGCACCGAGGTAGCGCATGGCCCTGAAGATTGAAGGCGGACAGGCACGTACCGAAGTTGAGCTAGAGGAACGGTATGGGCTCACGGTTGACGAGTTGCGCGACCTCTCACCAGAAGAGAGGGAGCTTCTCTTCCAGATGCTCTGGGACGCAGAGGAGGCGGACCAAGAGGTCATCGGCGCAAGAGAATACGACCGCGAAATGGTGGACATGGAGCAATTCCTCGATGACGAGTACTACCTCGGCAACATCGGGAAGACCTTGTACCCCTGCTGGCGTGACGATCTGATCGAGCTTTTCAGCGGCGACTATCACGAAGCGATTATTTCCGGCGCAATCGGAATCGGAAAAAACACCTTCGCGTCGATTGCCGTGTGCCGGATGGTGTACGAAATGTCATGCCTGGCTGACCCGCAGGCGATGTTCGGTTTGGAGAAGGGATCTGAGATCGCGTTCTGCTGCATTTCCGTGAATGAGAAGCTGGCCAAGCATGCCGTCTTTGGTGGAATCAAGACGAAGATCATGTCGAGCCGCTACTTCATGGAGCAGTTTCCATACAAGCCCACCTTGACGGAGTTGCGATTCCCGAACAACATCTGGATCGCTGCCTCGTCGTCGTCCATGTCATCCGCCCTCTCGCTGAACACCTTTGGTGGGATTCTGGACGAGGTCAACTTCATGCCGATGACCCCGCCGCGCGTCCAGAAGATCCGACACGGGGCGAAGCGCAGGGAGCGGGCTTCGCACGCCGAGACCCTCTACAACATGGTTCTCCGGCGCATGAAGTCCCGCTACAACCGCGCTGGGAAGGTACCTGGTGTTCTGCTCCTGATCTCGTCCAAGTCGCACACGGACAGCTTCACAGAGAAGCGCATCCGTGCTGCCCAGGACAATCAGAACGTCTTCGTGCGCGAGTACGCGCTGTGGGACGCCAAACCTCGCAAGCTGTTCGCCGTGGACACCTTCGACGTTTTCGTCGGGAACGAGCGCATCCAGTCGCGCATGGTGGACAACGATCAGCAGCGCAACGAGCTAGAACAAGCCATCGAGCATGACGCTGACTATGCCGACTGTCAGATCACTGCGGTCCCGATGGACTTCAAGGCTGATTTCATCAGCGACCTGGACAGCGCACTGCAAGACCTGGCCGGCATCGCGACGGTTTCCATTTCACCATTCATCCAGCGCCGCGAGGACGTGTACGAGGCCATCGACGCGACGCGCGATCATCCCATGGAGACCGAGTCCTGGAATCCGCGCACCCCGGCGAAGATCCTCTGGCACAAGCTCACGCGGCAGTACAAGGTGCGCGACAACAACGGGTTCACCAGCGAATTCGAGGGACCCATCGTCAACCCCGGCAAGCTGCGACACGTCCACATCGACACCTCGTTGAACCACGACTGTACTGGGTTCTGCATCAGCCACATCGATGGGTACACCAAGGTGCAGCGGAGGGACAGCGAGGGCAACGCACACCTGGAGGACGCGCCGGTCATTTACGTGGACTTCATGCTCCGCATCATCCCGCCGCCTGGTGAAGACATCATCATGGCTGACATTCGGACGCTGCTCTACAGCTTCATGGATCATGGCTATCAATTCGCCCTGGTCACGACGGACGGCTACCAGTCCGTTGAAATGCGGCAGTACATCGAAATGCAGCGTGGGATTGAGACGTCCCTTCAATCTGTGGACAAGACGGAAGACCCGTACATTGTCCTTCGCTCCGCCATCTACGAGCGCAGGATCAGCTACTATCACTACGAGCCCTACTTGCACGAGGTACAGCGACTGATCCACGACAAGGTGAAGGGCAAGATTGACCACCCCGAGGCAGGCAGCAAGGACGTGAGTGATGCCCTTGCGGGCAGCGTGTTCACGTTGGTGGATCGCGGTTCCACGTTGCCCGTTCCGATGCGCCTTGGGATCAGCGAGTACAACCAAGAAGAGAGTCCGGATGCGTGGTTGAAGCGAGATCTCGGTATTGGTGAAGACAAGCGCAAGCACGAGATCGACGGCGCAAGCGACCTACTGTTCCCCATCGTCGGATAGCCGTTTACGCCGTGAACGGCTCCGGTTACAATGGCTGCATCCAGGAGATAGACATGAGCATTCACCACCTGATGGAAGACATGCGGGCCAAGGCGGGCATCCTCGACGAGGCTTCTGGCTACGTGGATCGGCCGATGGTCTCAGAGCTACTCACTCTGATTGACTACGACCCGCAGTTGAAGCGTTCCAAGCGCAACGACTCCCACAGGAACCTCGTGGTGAAGATCGCTCAGGGCAAGTACGACAGGAAGCGGGCGATTGACCTGTTCATGCACCTCGCTGACAGGGCGGCAAGGGTCTACAACGCACGGGGATCCGGCAAGGACACCATGGGCGGATTCAAGGGCAGCGTTGGCAGTATCTCCAAGGCTACCAGAATGGCCGTCGCAGAGGAGCTTCGTGACGAATTCGAGAAGATGTGGAAGAAGAACCGCAAGCAGTTTGCGGAATTCGTTCCGAAGAAGTACAAGGGCAAGCGGATGGGGCTTCGCATCCGAAGCTGACTGAGCCCACCACCGATTGAAAGGATTGATCTGATGAAACCCGATTCCGTAACCAGTTGTGGGGAAGCAACCGTGCGGCACACGTCCGCGCAGAGGAGAGGACCGATGAAGAAGATCGTGATCATGGCTGTGGCCGCTCTGTTTCTCGCGAGCGCATGTGGTGACAAAGTCCAAACCGCGAAGACGGTGCTCGCTTTCGTGAACCTCGGTGTGGAAACAACGAAGGGTGCAATCCAAACCGCGGCCGACGCGAAGCGGGTCGAGTGCCTGAAGCAGGGAACCGAGGGAAGCGAGGCGTTCACCAAGTGCTTCGCTGACATGGCCAAGGTCCTGGCTGCCATGGAGAAGATCTACCCGCGACTCGACACAGCCATGGAGACCGCCGCGAAGTACATCAAGGCCTACGAGTCTGGTGAATCGGCCGACTATGCAGCCGCGGTCAAAACGACCGTCTGCCTGCTCGCTGAGATCG